ATGTCATACTGTTCTGGAGTGTTGACATTTTTAGGTGCGAAACCACATGGAGGAGCAGTTTGGACTTGCTCGATGAGGATATCACGTGGGGCGCAAGCCATGCGTTTACGCTCGTCATTGGAGACGATGGCGTAATTAGCCCAGACACAGACGGAACCAAGTTTAGGTTCTTGTCCATTGCAGAACTTCCAGTTGGTTTTGCTAGCTAGTGTTCCGGCGGCGATACCCCATTGAAGATTACCATCCTTGCCAAGGGGTACGGAAGCAGAAATACCCGGCTGATTACCGTGTCCAGGTGGGCGCTGGGCAACATATGCAACGAGAGTACCAAACACAGCTGGGAGTGAGCTGATAGTGGATTGGTCTAAGCAAATACTTTTCTGAGTACCGTAAGCTTTACCTCCTTGATATGAGGGACCGATTGCTGGTGCTGCTAGCTGGGCAGGTGGAACAGGGGCAGCAATAGTTGTATATGGAAGTTGACAGTGGTCGGCAATCAACAATTCACCCAAATTACGGAATTGGAACTGAATGCGCATATCATTGTATGGAAGCGCGGCTGTTGGTAAAGCAACTCCACTATCACGAGTGTAGAAGAATGGCAATGGGATGTTAAGAACGGCTGCTGGGAGCACAAGCGCATCACCAAGACCAGCAAGCTGACCAATATTACCAATCATATTATCGTAACCGTTTTGTTTACCAGCGGGTGTGGTAAAGGCGGCCCAGAAATCTAAGTGGTAGTTATCAAAACGAGCGGCGACAAGGTCATTGAAGGTCAAGCAGCACTCGCGGATGAGTGCGTGTCCTAAATTACGTGTCCAGCGGACACCGACACAACCGACGGCGGTACCAAGAAGCGCAGCGTTTGGGATATCATTACCACCATCTGCTGCGACAGTTGAAGATGTAATACAGACTTCTGGAAGTTCGACGCGAAGCCAGGTTTGGAGAAGGTAATCACCGGCACGGGAGATTTGGACGGACCATTCTTGGCCGAAGGCTGGGGAGCCACTACATTTACTGAGAACGACTGGAACTTGCGTGAACCAAGTAGATTTGCGTGTTTCGCGAACAAAGTAAGCGGTCGCGTTGCGACCACCATACATATATTTTTCTTGCTCGTCGTATGTTGCGAGGTCGATGAAGCCGGATGTAAGATTTGAAGTACAGATTGATGCCATAGTTTTTATTATAGAAAGATAAAAAAAAATTATTTTTTCTGAATAACTAATTTAGAGAAAATGCTAATATTTTAATTTTTACATGAGATTTCATACGTCTTTGGTTTAAATAAGAGGTGGTATTACAAAAAATGGCGAATATTGAGGTAGACATTTTAGAATTACATAAAACAATGCTGTCAATGTTTCTTACAGAAGCAGAAAGCATCGATAGCTACAAGAGCAAATTAGCTACATTAAATCAATTACTCTCACAACCTCATCATCTTCACAGTACTCGCACAATGATTGAAAATGCCAAAAACAAATTAGACAAAAAAATAAAAGATATACTTTCAAATTACAGTAAAAATTTCTATATAATGGAAACCGCGGAGTTGATACACGAATTTGAAATAATATTAAGAAAACCAAAAAAAGTATCATTCATGGGCGTAGTGGAAAAGACGGAAGATAATAAATCCGAAATTATAAGAGATTTTTTAAGAATAAGCAAGAAATATAATCCAAGTGATTTACCAGTAATGAAATTGGAAAATATTCAGAGCGCCTGCGACACCTGTGATGAAACCAGTGAATCGATGGAAGTGAATGGCTTTCTCGTTTGTACTACCTGTGGGCAGGAAACAGCAATAGCAGCAACCTCATCATCTTACAAAGACGTGGAGAGAGTTAATGTTGGTGCCAAATACACCTATGACAAACGAATACATTTCCGAGACTGTATTAACCAGTATCAAGGCAAGCAAAACAGTACAATTCAGGAGAAAGTCTACAATGAACTGGAAGAGCAATTTTCACTGCATGGGTTGCTAGTAAAGTCCAATAATAAAATATTGAAATTTTCTAAAATCACGAAGGAACACGTCCTTCTCTTCCTCAAGGAGACGGGTAACAGTAAACACTACGAGGACTCAGTTCTTATTCACTATGTACTTACCGATAAAAAACCACCGGATATTGGCGCACTGGAGACCCAGATTATCAATGATTTCGACAAACTTGTCGAAACATATGAGAAAGTATTCAGGGGTAGTAATAAAACCACCCGTAAAAACTTTATTAACAATCAATATGTACTCTACCAGTTACTAAGGAAATACAAGCATCCATGCGACATATCAGAGTTTAATATTCTCAAGACTGTTGAGCGCAAATCGTATCACGACGACATCTGCCGTCAGCTGTTCGAAGAGTTAGGATGGAATTTTGTCTCTGTATTTTAGTTTCGAGGTTTAAAAAATGACATGTTTATGAAAACATGTCATTGTCAAAAAGTAAAATTATCCACATAATAATCGAAGCAGTTTTAATCATCGCATTAGGAACTTACTGTATTATTAATTTGAATAAACTAAATAATAGAGTAAGTAATCTAGAACGAGAACTAGAAGCTCAACGAACCCGTACTAATGTTTTAGAAGCGGCTGTCCAAGAAATTCTTAAGGCGCAGCATCCTACCGTTCAGAAACGTGTCAGCGCTATAGTTTCCAATACTTCCACGATGCGTCAACCACCGCGCCGAGTCCAGGCACAGCCAGTAGTGACCCAACCACCCCCAGTAGTCCAGGCAGTGTCTAAACCACCTCCTGCTAATCCGTTTGATTCAATCATGAGCATGATGGCTCCGATGATGTCCAGTATGATTGTGGGTGGTGGAGACGATGATGAAAGTGTCGCCTCAATCGCTGAAATACCCGACGACATCTCCGATGCTGACATCTCCGACGAATTAAATGAGTTGAAGGAGACCCCACGCCAATCAGTAAAGAATGACTCTGTAGAAATAGAAGAAATAGTATCAGATGACGAAGTTGAGCTCGATCTTACCGCCGATGAAGTAAAAACCGAACTTAATCTTCAAGTGGAGGAAGTGAAAGAAGAAGTAAAAGAAGAAGTGAAAGAAGAAGTGAAAGAAGGGGAGATGGGTCAAGATTAGGTTTAAGTAAAAGAGACTATAAGTAAAATGAGTTGGGCTTCAATAATTGAACTGGACACAGTACCAGTAATAATACCTGAAGTAAAAATAGAAGAAAAGAATGAAATTATTAAGGTAATAGAGTATTTACCGTTTAATCTACGTTTACGTGGGAATATCTTAGATACCAGAATAAGCAATGCGTCATTCGAGGAGTGGGAGTACACCTACTTTTCACACCTCAAAAATATGTTTTGCATGCTAGCATACATGTTGGAACCGCAAGATTTCCAACTCAACGACCGGAACACAATGCTGATTAATAAATTTAACCATATTTTATTTAATAAATCTTCTGGATTTATCGATCAGTACATTGAACACACTGAATATACAGACGATATTTACGAGACGTATTTTAACAGAGTAGATGAGTTAAGACACGTGAAGATTGAAAAAAGAGGCCATGTATTCGTTGTCGACGACTACGATGACCAAAAAGATTCAAGTAAAAAAAGCAAGGAAATAGAGGAAGAGGAAAAACCCAAAACAAAACCGGCATACATCGAAATAGCCGCCGAAATTAGACTATCAGAAGCAATAGGTAATTTTGGGGTGGAATTCGACAGATACTGTGTAGAGCATTATTTACTGATTGGGGAAGGATTGCGCCATGACGATATATATTATTTTTTGATGAGGTTGCTAACAGAAGATGAGTAGAATTTATATTATTTTTTTTAATAATATAATTACATTGTAGATTTATTTTTTAGCCCACGAACTAAGATTACGTGTCTTAATTCCATAACCTCCACCATTACCACCTCCCCGTCGATTACCTCCCCCGTTTCCACCACCATTACGATTACGATTACTATTATCACTGTTTCCACCACCATTACGATTACGATTACCGCCATTACGATTACGATTACCACCACCATTACGATTACCGCCGTATTTACCACCTCTTCTATTGTTAAATTTGCGCTCTACTTTATCATGTACTGGTTTTACACCACCTGGTGGATCGACAAACTCGATAACCTGTTTTTGCATAATAGTTTCCGTTAGTTTAGTTTCCTTACCTATCTTTTTATGTACTTCTGTCCTATCTTTGTACTGTTTACGAATCATCAACACACCTCGTCGCTTCTCAAACACTATAAGCGGCTCGTTTATAATCGGATTTCTTTTTCCCAGAAACTGTACTCCCCGCCATAAATACCCCTTGTTGTTTGGCATGGTTTTCAAATTGTCTGTCATATAACTTGGAAGTGTATCTACTGCCTTGAGAAATTTACGATAATAAATCCGAAACTTCTTTTTATCCCAATTGAAGGACCGTCGCTGTTTCTTCAATACCCTGTAAGTCTCATCTTTCTTCTTTTTCTTTGCGACGGTCTTGTGTGCCTTTTTGGAGTTCTTTATCTTTTCATTTCCTCGTTGTTCGGTTGCTGCTACGTCCGCAATGTGATTAAATTCTTTCAACTCGCTAAAATCGCTACGATTTAACATCGCCAAGGACTCTTCCAGTTCATCAATTCTGTCATTTGCTCTCTCTAGCTTTTCCTCCGCTTTTATCGCTGCTACCGTTTCATGTGTACCAAGTTGTCGCATCCGAGCAATTGTTGCATCGGCTCTTGTTTGTACTGCTTTACACGCATTCAATTCTACTGTTATACTGTTTTTAAATGTTATGAGATTCACTGGCATTTCTTGTTTTAAATATAAAACACAAATTTAAAATCATTTTTCTTTTAAAAAATGGAACAACTAACAAGCGAATTAATTACTAAAATTCAGAACAAGCCTCTGAAAACACAATTGAGAAATGATAGTGAGAAAACAAAAACTCAACACCTCGCCTATATGTCGAGACAACCAATCTATCCCAACTTACCACTGGAATTTGACGGTAAAGTTGTTTGGAAAGACTATTTGTCTGAAATCAGAAATCAGGGGAAATGTGGCAGTTGCTGGGCTTGGGCATCGGTCTCATCTCTAGCAGACAGGATATCTCTGCGCACCAACAACTTCCTCCATCCTTACTTATCCCCACTTCGACCATTACTCTGTGATTTAGAGGGTAAGGAGTGGGATATCAAACATCCAGAACTGGTGTCTTACGACTTGTCGATGTCTAAGATAATTTCCAAAAACATTGGGAAGGTTGGCTGTCATGGAAATACCTTAATTGATGTTTGGCGCTTCCTATACACAGTAGGAACAAATGTTGACAAGTGTTTATCGTATAAGGCAAAAAGCCCTGGACAGTACGACATTATCGATTATACAAACGATTCGGAACTACCTCTCTGTTCCGATATTACTGGACCAGAAGGTGATATGTGCGGTGATTACTTTCAGGAACGCCAAACTGGTGCAGAGGATGGTACCCCTGCGAGATTTTACCGAGCACTCTGCTACTATTCGGTACCTGGAACAGCACCCTATGGTACAGAGGAAAATATTATGTCAGAAATTTATATAAATGGTCCAGTGACGACTGGAATGGAAGTCTACCCCAGCTTCTACCAATTTAACCCCAAAAAGGATATATACGAGGACAATATCGATGCTCCAAGAGTTGGTGGACATGCCGTGCGTATTGTTGGTTGGGGGGAGGAAAAGGGTAAGAAGTTTTGGTGGATTGCGAACAGTTGGGGTAAAGACTGGGGAGTTGATGGGTATTTTAGAATGGTACGAGGAGTAAACAACTGTAAAATAGAAGAGAATGTTATTGCGGGACTTCCCGACTTGTTTTATCCCACAACCATGGTATTCAAACCACATGTTCAAACATTGATTGAAAATATAAAAGAGGGCCCGAGAACCGAGCGTATGACTATCGATTATGGTAATGGTATTAATGGTGGCGGTATCGATCCCAGAACTGGATATGTACGACGAGTACAGTATCGCTACACTGGTTTCGATTTCTCATCTCCAACAAGTATGTCCTACTTGATAAAAACACACAATGAGGATTTTGTGGCGGGAAAAAGAACGGGTGCTGAAGGAAAGAAAAGAGATGAAGGTTATATGGAGACATACAAGAGAAAGCCCGTCGACAAAACTATTCTAACATTTCTTTTACTTTTTATTTCTATCAGTGTACTCTCTCTGGGGTTTTTATGCTACAAGGCAACCAAATTTACAAAAAAGAGGAATAAATTTATACTGTATACAAAATAATATTTCTTTTATTTTTTCTCATTTACAAATAAAATGAAAAAAAGACGACAACAAAAGAAGACAATTTTACAGTATCCGGTATTTTGGATTATAGTAATTTTGCTGATAGGAATTGTCGCTGTTCTAATTGTGTATTTTACACAAAAATCTAATGTATCAGGTGGACCAGGACCTTCCCCAGGACCTTCCCCAG